CCTATTCCCATACGAATAGAAGCCTTGTCGATTTCGTCAGCCATTCCCGAGGTTTCGTTAGCCATTCCGACTATTGCTGTTCCTGCACCAACTACCGCCGCACCGATAGCCGCACCGACTCCGGCAATCGTTTTTCCTGCCTTACCGAAGCCTTCCGCAACCTTGGAAGCGTTCTTATCTACTTTTGATAGTGAGTCGTTAGCTTTGTCGGTATCAACAAAAACTGAACCGACAAGCTTGAATATCTCAAGAGCCATTGTGTACCTCTGCGTGTTTGCGGTCTATTTCCGCGATAATTTCCTCAACGGGGCGTGTATCTACGTTCTTTCCCGTTACTGTTTCGTAATACTGCTCAAAGGTCATATAGTGATTAGTGAAGACCATACAAGGAAGTAAAGACAGCCACTCGGCTCTAAATCTTTCCTTACTTTCGTCTTCAAGTGCTTTTAAAACCAATTTAACCACGCGCTCAACGTCTAACACTTTCAAAGCGTCAAGCGTGTGGTATCTTCTTAATACCAGGTCGATTAGTTCTATTTCATCAACTTGGCAACCGAGGAGAAAAAACTTTTCCACTTCTCAGGATCAGCGACTTTTATAATCGCTTCGATAAAGTCTACCGCGTCCATAGTGCGAAGTTCTTCCTTGCTCTTCTCGATGATGTTAGAGAAAAACTCATAAAGGGCTTCTTCTGCTTTCTTCTTTGAAGCTCCCTCGATAAGTGTAAAAATCAAATCATAGCCGAAGGACTCCGTAGTAATATCAGCGATTGAGTCCTTGCTTAAAATCAGTTTCTTTAATTCGTCTTTGATTCCTACTTCGTCAATAAGTCTGACAAAAGCGAATATATCCTGCGTCTGTAAATTTCTCATTTTTGAATACTCCTTTGCATAAAAAAAGAGCGTGAGCAAAGAGTCCTAACGACTCTAAACCCACGCTCTCATTAAATTAGGCTGAAACCTCTAAAGAACTGTAAAGCTGTGATACATTGGAAAGCATTGTAAGGACGTTCATAGTAAGTTTAGGTCTTGAACCTTCCATTACTACTCTTCCCTTAACTGCTCCGCGATCTCCGTCGGCGTTAATCTCTCTGTACTCACGCTCAACGGTGAACTGTCCGCCGCCCCTTGTAAGTGCTACAAGTGTGCTTCCGATGTAGAATTTTCCTGCGCCGAGAATAATCTCGCTTGCTCCGCTTGTAAGTGAGCCGTTGATTTCAAGCTCAAAAGGCTCAACGGTTGAATCGGAAGCAGCGTTTGTATTGTCATAGCAAGCGGTAAATTCTACGGAAGGAACAACGTCGTTCTTTTCGGCAAAAGTCCAATCGATGTTCCCCATATTGATAGCATTGTGTAACGTAATGGTTACTGCATTACCGCCCTTAGTGAGTCCAACCCACTTGACCTCTTTGAAGTCGGCGTTTGTAACCTCTCCTGTACCTGTGTACTTCATACTTTGTTACCTCTCATAGTTTTGAATTTGAAATCTAATTAAGCGGTGCCGGATAGTCTTGTCTTCATCGGGTAAAGTCTTTCTGTCGACAAGATAAAACGTCGGCAAGATATGATTCTGGGGAAGATTCTCACCTTGTAAAAGATTCTCAATAGAATCACACATATCATCAATAGTCTTGGTATCTTTGCCCTTATTCCATACGTCTATATCTAACATATAATCCTGCCTTGATAGGTCCCCAAGGTTTAGGTTATTGAAAGTAAAAACGATATGCGGATATAAGGCATCGTCAGAAGCTACTTCATAATAGACGTTAGAAGTAACCGTTTTGAGCTTTGACATTATTAACTTCTTAAGGTCATTCGTCCTCATCGGTAAACTCCTTCTCGTCTATCATCGATAAAGCGGTTGCTTCGTCTTCAAGTCCGCTTAGATATTTAGACTCTATCTCGATAATCTGTTGAATATTGCCCTCTACCGTGTTTCTGAGAAGCCCTAACTTCGGTGTGCGACTACTTCCAAACTCTTGAAAGAAAGCATAGAAGCCGTCGACCTTACCTTTTTTAAGTCCTATCTCAACCCTTGGGGCTGTCGTTGACTTACTCGCTACTACCACATAGTTGACAGCTTTACCACCGTCCCCAGTGTGGCGTTTAAAGTGGTTGTAATAGGCTTCTCTAAACTTGGTACGGACAAACTTTGCAACGTCCCTTAGAGCGGCTCTGTTCAGTTCGTGGATATAATACTGAGCCGCGTCTACGCTTGAAGTATACTCGACTCCGCTTTTCTTCACTTTAACAACTGATTTAGGCGCGCTCATTCTATCCCTCGCTTGCATACGATTTCAAGTCGGTTATTGGTTCGATATGTTCGCAAAACGGTATAAGTCTCTTCTTCTCCGCCAAAGGGAGTGTATCTCAGCAATTTTTCATTCTGATAATCGGCGAAGTCGGCAATCACGAACTTTATCTCGGGTTTAAGCCCTACGGCTTGCGCCTGGTAAAACTCAGATTGTCCGATACTCTTTACCTCTGCGAATATGTTTCTTTCTGTGTAGATTGTCACGGTATCGCCGTAGTCGTCTACGGAGTCGGCTTCGCTTATGAGCTTAATGATTGAATCAAACATAACTACTCCTCTGTAAATACCGATTTCCTTAAACAATCGCATTGATACTGAAAAGACTCTCCGTATCGGTCCGCTTCCTTAACGTCTGCTGCGTAATACTGGAGAGCGTAAGTCTTGATAGCCGTCTGTACTATCTCGCGGTCGGAATTGGCGATTATCTCGTTTACTCCGGCACGGATTAACTCTTGCCGCGCCGAAGTAACAACGTCCGATATCTCCGCGTCTAAAAGGTCGTGTGAAATGCGAAGAGCTAACTTTATTTTGTCTACAATGGTAGGCTCGTTCTCTTCGTTATTAACTTCGTTCAAAATCTCGTCTGCCATTGCATTAACTCCTTATTTCTTCTTAGACTTCTTCTCTGTTTTCTCAACCTTAACGGCTTTCTCAACTACCTTGATAGGCTTTTCAACCTTCTTGGCGGCTGTCTCTACAATCTTCACATATCCGAGAGTGGAAAGGGCTTTCGCCCTCTCCGTCTCGAACTCTGCTGTCATTCCTTCGCCGTAAGATACCCCGGTATACTTATCGACAAAAGATTTAACGATTACTGCGTCCATAGGCTTACACCGAAGCAGGCTTGGTAACAAGGGTAAATGCACGGCAAGCGACGGGCTCAGCACCTACAAACTCGCTTCCGATTGCCTTAACCTTGCCCTCGGTCTTAAGGGTGATAGTATCAAGAGTAACCTCGATAGCGTCGCCGTTAGGATAGTTCGCAAGAACTCCATAGCCGAAGTCGCCGACGATCATCCAAACGTCATTCTCTGATGCGGCAGAAAATGCGGGAAGCTGTGAAGAGTAACGAACTTCAAGTCCCTCAAAAGGATCTACGCCGTACTTGTTATCGTAAGCGGCTTTCTTCATAGCGGCATAAGAGAGCTTATTGATGATAACTACGGGGTTGCTTGCTTCGTCGGAAAGATTTCCGATAGCATCAACAACGGTTCCAACTGCGGCGCCTTCCTTAATCTTTGCGGCGTTGGGCTGTGTAGAGGTTGCAACGGTGGGAAGTGCGGCGATCTTTGCGATAAGCTCGTCTGCGGTCTTCTTCATAATCTTGTGAGAAAGCTCACGATAGATGTAACGAAGGAACTCTTCTCCTCTCATTGTCATAACTGCGCTTGAAAGAGTAATCCACTTGATGATTTCATCGGGAACAATCTTAACGTTACCGATTGTGAGATTCTCTTCTGCTACTGCGCCGGAACCTTCGTTGTGGATATGTGCATCGTCGCCGCTGATCTCAAACTGCTGGTCAATGTTGCCCTGCACGGTGAGCTTGTTTGTAACAAGCGCGAGAATCTCGTTACGGTCCCAAGCGGTCTTAATCTCGTTGATAACTACCTCGGGAACAACTACGGTTCCGCTTCCGGTGTTAGTGGTAAGGAGTGCGCGGCACTCGGTGTCGTCTCCAGTCTTAATTCTCTCTGCGTATGCTTCGATGTACTCTTTGGAGTTTCTGTACTCTTCTACTGTCTTCATTGTGGTTTCCTTTCTCTCTTCGATAACTGTGATTTCGCTCTCGGGAATCTTTCTCTCTTCAAGAGCCTTTGCGTTTGCTTTTCTCTCTTCCAGGGCTTCAAGCTCTGCCTTCTTCTCCTTAAGTGAGCGGAGCTCCTCGGTATAACCCTCAATCTCCTCTGGCTTCTCGGAAGTCTCTACAAGGGAGTCAAGCTCGGTCATTCTTGCTTCGATGTCAGCAAGTGTCATTTCTTTAATTTCCATTTGCTCTTACCTCTCTGTACTTGTTTCTTGCTTCATTGAGTCGCTGTTCTTTTTCGAGTCTCTCCGCTCTCTCTACTTCAATCACTCCGTTGAAGTAGTCTCTTGTTGCAACTCCTATATCTGTGTTAGGGTTTGCAGGAAAGCCCACAAAACTAACATCAAATAACTTTTTAATGTGGCGAATAGTTCGTGTATGTGTTGTTTTGTTGTACTCATCATCATCAACGATAAAAGCGAAACTCATTTGGTCATACATTCCCGACTTAATCTCTTCATAAGCCGCCCTCGCCGAAGCGGTCTTTGACATATCAGCCGTAACTTTTAAGCCGTGGTCGTCAAGTGATAGCTTTAACGTGCCGTTCTTTGTTCTTGCAAAAACCGTTCCTTCGTGGTCTTTAACAAAGATAACGTCCTTTGTATCGGTATTACTGTCGATTGCTTCTCTGTCTACAACCTCTTTGTAGTCCGTTCCGTCTTCGGAAGTAAAAAGCGTGTACGCATCGTTAAAAGTTGTCGCATACCCTTCGACGATGAAATCTTCCTCGCTGTCTTCCTTTGCTCTACACTCAAATATTTGAGTATATCTGTACTCTCGATTGTCCCTAATCATTCTGTACCTCGCTTTCATATTGCCAATGATACCCACCGGCTGTCTTTCTATTTCCTTTGCAAACTTCACATATCTTTGTTATGTTTGCTCCCGTTTCCTTACTTGCTTCAAACTCCACCGTCTTCGTCATTTACTTTGTCTCCTTCGTTTGTTGTGTCTCCCGTCTTGGACGTATCGAGTCTAAGAACAAACTCGTCGCCGCCCTCATACGGTGCCATATTGAACAAAGCTCTATATTCGTTAGGTGTCATAAGTCCACGGTCAACTAATGCAACCATGGATATCTTGGTCTTTGCGCTTGCGAACTGTAAGCGGTTGGACTCAAACCAAATCTCATTACCGAAAGATATTTCTCTGTCGGTAAAGACCTTCCTTGTTAGCTCCAGGGAAAGAGCTACTAACACGGGCTCGATTCTCGACTCATAGAAAGCATCATACTCAGACTCGGTATAGTTTGACTTGATTATCTTTTCATTTACCCCGAAGTAGCGGTAAACTCTTTCTCTATATCCGTTCTGCTCTTCTGCTGTCGCTGTCGTAGGCTTTAAGTTAATCTCTCTAAAGTCCTGCGTAGCATCGAGGGAAGCAATACCGCCCGCGTTAGAGATATTCATATAATCTTTAACGAAGTTGTCTTTCTGCTTCTTTAAGTCTTCCGGGGCTAACATCGCCTTAGTTGATTTTAAGATTCCTCTAAGGTTCGCCGTAGACTTAACGGCGTTCTGTAAGCCCTGGTCCATTGTATTGATTACGTCAAGAGTCCCGAAGAGCGGTTTGTTATCTTCTCCGCAGATATCGGAGTTTAGATAATCCTTACGAAGCACGGCTAAGTCTTCCCAGGGTACGACTAAGGTATTTGTCGCTGATCCGCTAAAGCCGAACTGGATAAACAAGTTGTCGTTGTACTCAACGGCTTCAAGTGTTTGGTATGGTACGGGATAGAAGCCGATAACTTTTCCCGTATCGTCTCTATCGATGTAAAGGAAGGCTGTGTTTTTAATCTCCAAAATGTTACGGAGCTTCGCTAACATATCCTTACCGTTCATATATTTGTTAGGATTAACCTCTAAGAGCTTCTCAATGCGTTTATCCGTACAACGTGGATTAGCCTTTGAGGTATGCTCCGCTAAAGTTCTTATACAAGTCCTAACATCATCAGAAGCGAAGATATTAGTTCCGAAATATCCAAAAATGGCTTTGAACGTCCCCAGTTCTTGAAACTGTGTATATGTCTTTGTCTGTGCCGACTTTAACGGCTTGAATAAATCAAGAATACTTCTTCGCTCTCTCATTTCTCCACCTTTTAGCGTAAATATGGTATGTACTCGGCTAAATGCTTTGTATATCCTACCCAAGCATTTAGAAGCGATACCATTCCGTCTATTCTGCGGTCTTGTTGCAACTTTACGGGCTGAATCGTTTCAATCCCGTCTTTATTTAGTGCCTTAACGCCCGTATTGGCTAAACACCAACGTAGCACGGGGTTATTGTTGTAATTTATCTTATGCTCTGACAGCGCACAACCTAACTCTTTCATTGGTTGCGACCAAGTGAACGGTCCCTGCGCGGTCTTCTCCATATCAAAGTCGCTGTCCGACATTTCCTCTTGCCAATATCCGGCTAAAGCACGGTCATAGCATACCCACAAAGGACGGATATCGTACTTTTCAACCATTTCTTTAAACCACTTGGTAACGGCTGAATAATC